GATGGATCTTAATAACAAGTAAATAACAAAACAAAGGAGACTAACATGTCAAAAGAAATAAATACTATCAAAATCAATGAAGTAGAGTATGGTTGATAAGTAGAATTAAACAAAAAGGAGGTAAAATGACAGAAGACAAGATATTTAATGGATCTGGATCTGGATCTGGATATGGATATGGAGATGGATATGGAGATGGATATGGATATGGATCTGGATCTGGATATGGAGATGGATCTGGATATGGATATGGATATGGATCTGGATCTGGAGATGGATATGGATATGGAGATGGATATGGATATGGATCTGGATCTGGATCTGGAGATGGATATGGATCTGGATCTGGAGATGGATATGGATCTGGATCTGGAGATGGATTTTAATAACAAGTAAATAACAAAACAAAGGAGACTAACATGTCAAAAGAAATAAATACTATCAAAATCAATGAAGTAGAGTATGTAAGAAAAGATTCATTAAAATCTAATGAGACAGCAAAATCATTCAAAGGAATGAAGTATGTTATTGTTAGAACATACTCAGCAGGTGTTTTTGCAGGTTACTTAAAAGAAAGAAATGGGCAGGAAGTAAAGTTAGAATCAGCTAGGAGATTATGGCAGTGGTCTGGAGCTGCATCATTATCACAACTTGCAATGGAGGGGACTAGCAAACCAAAATCATGTAAATTCCCATGCGAAGTCGAACGCATAGAGCTTTTACAAGCTATTGAAATTATAGATTGCACAGAACAAGCAAGGCTCTCTATAGCTTCTGTAGAAGTCTGGAAAGCTTAATTTAATTCTACTTCCTAGGTGCAAATCCTAGGAAGTAATTAACTTTATCTAGTTGATAAGTAGAATTAAACAAAAAGGAGGTAAAATGACAGAAGACAAGATATTTAATGGATCTGGATCTGGAGATAGAGATGGAGATGGAGATGGATCTGGAGATGGAGATGGATATGGATATGGATCTGGATCTGGAGATGGATCTGGATATGGAGATGGATCTGGAGATGGAGATGGATCTGGAGATGGAGATGGAGATGGATCTGGATCTGGAGATGGAGATGGAGATGGATATGGATATGGATCTGGATCTGGATATGGATATGTATATTAATAACAAGTAAATAACAAAACAAAGGAGACTAACATGTTAGAAGTAAACTACATTCTACACACTGACTTTGAAGGAAATATAATATCCCAAAAGCTTGGCGGAAAAGAAAATGAGGCGATAGTGGAGGATTCGAAAGCCTCTACTCTTACTACAATCGACTCTATCGAGGAAAGAAAAGATGGATCTGTTATCTATAAATCAACTATCATCTTAGAGGATGAAACGCTGGCAAACAGATGGAATCATGTCAATAACCTTCTATTTATGTTAGAGAAAGAGAAAGCTTTGATTGATCTCATGTTAAACGAAAAGATGGAGGAGAAGTTGAAGTTATGAAGAAGTATATAGAAAAGAGAGATAGAACTAAATCATGGTCTTTAGCATTAAATGAAGATGATAATGGTGATATTTTATTAGAAGCTGTTGATAGTTCTAATGGAGATACTATAATCTAGTTTATTAATATTTACTATAACTGGATCTATATTAAATAATATAGATGCTATAGAAGAAATTCAATCATTTGGTTATACCCCATTTGAGCATGGAAGAATATTTAATGAGTTAGGAATGTTAAAAATATTATCATTAGGAAAAAAAAGATGAAATTCATATCAACACAAAACAAAATATACAAAAAGTCATGGTCTATCGCTAAAGAGTTAAGGATTAAGACAGTATCAAGAAATGAAGATACAAACAGCATGGGAATAGTAGATGCTGTAGATTCAGACACTGGAGAGTATATAACATGGGTTGTATGCTTTAAATATGATGGGACATTATCAATAAATACAGACTTTAAGCATAGACTTAAATCTAATGGATATGATCCAGATGAAAACAAAGTTCAATGGTGTAATAATGCAATCAAAACAGTACATGAGGATTGTTAACAGCTAAAGATAACCTCCACCATTCATCTAATCGGTAGGATCTGCATACTGTTTATTAGTGCAGCAATGAGTGTTCGAATCGCTCATGGTGGATTAATTGAATCTAAACAGATAAAAACAAAGGAGCAATTATGTCACCAGAAGTAAAGAACTCATTCGAGAAGTTGTACAACGAAGTATCTAAACGCAAGAACACAACCGAGACTGCAATGATTGTTAGATTCATTGAGTCTGCTGTTCAATTTGAGCTTCTAGTAGATGAAGCGGAAAGGGCGTTACTAGGATGCAAACAATAATTGATACACCAACTGCTGATGTAATTATGTTTGTTGTGCTATTCGTATTAATAGGTATAACATGTATCTATAAGTAATTCAATCAAGATGATGATAATATATTCTAATATGAAAATAAACGACATATACTTAATCCTATTATTATCATTAGTAATTGCTGTATTTGGAATATTTCAGCTATTAATGTTTAATTTATTAGGATGGAAATAAGGAGTGACTTATGTTCAAAACATACTCCAATTCAAATCCACGATTTATGCGATCAAAGTGGATATGTAAGTGCAAAGAAACCGGTAGATCTATAGATATAGACGATGCAATAATGATCTACAACACAAACACTTACAGCGAACATTCAAAGATTTATAAAGATCTTCTATCAGAAGAGATAAAAAGGAAGCAACATGAAAGAGCTATACGATAGTTGTATAAGTTCACCTGCTTTCAAGAAGTGGTATCAAAAGCACTTCAAGCGGAAGTTTAACATTAAATACATCGATGACTTAGAGATTGAAAAGATCTATCGATGGCATAAACGCTATTCAGCTATATAAGGAGGAAAGATGAAACTGGAAGATATAGGATTCTATACTCTATCAGACAAAAGAGCTAAAGAAGTTACTTGGGAAAGTGATTTGCAAAGATGTGAGCTTATTTTAACTGATAGATGTAACTTTAATTGCTTATACTGTAGAGGCATAAAGAAAGAACTGCGTGGTGATTTATCTTTAGATCAAGCAAAAGAGATTATAGATATTTGGGCTAGTGGAAATCTCCATAATGTAAGATTCTCAGGTGGGGAGCCAACCGTATGGAAAGATTTATTAGAATTAGTTAGATATACTAAATCTTTTAAATGCTTTGAGCATATAGCATTATCAACTAATGGATCTGCTTCTTTAGACTATTATAAGATGCTAAATAAAGTTGGAGTAAATGACTTCAGTATATCATTAGATGCTTGTTGTTCAAAGACAGCAGACGCAATGGCTGGAACTAATTCAAGATTTGATCATATATGTATGATTATAAGAGAGTTATCGAAACTAACATACGTTACAGTTGGAGTTGTATTAGATGAACAGAATAGAGATGATTTAGAAAGTATAATTAACTATGCTAACTCATTAGGAGTAAGTGATATAAGAATTATACCTTCAGCGCAATCCAATCATTTCTTAAAAGTTAATATAGATACAGATCTACCTATCCTAAAATATAGGATTAATCATTTAAAGGAAGATAGGCATGTTAGAGGTATTAAAGACTATGATTGCAGTAAATGCCATTTAGTTAAAGATGATATGGTTGTATTACATGGCGAACATTTTCCTTGTGTAATTTATATGAGAGAACAAGGCAAATCAATAGGATCTGTTTATGGAAAGACATTAAAAGATATAAGAGAAGAAAGAAAGGAATGGTTTGAAAAGACTAATACTTTTGAAGATCCTATATGTTTTAAAAACTGCCTTGATGTATGCATAGATCATAACAATAAGGTTGAATACTATGATTCAATTAATGCATGAAACATCATTTGATTGGTTGACTTGGAGGAATGGTAGCCTTATACAATCTCTAAATATACAACACAATAAAGAAGTTATAAAGAGTAATTCACATATCATAAGAAGATATGCGGTTGGATATTGTAAGGCTGACAATATAGTATGCAGACCTAAAAAAGGATACATTGCTGTAATGTTTCTTACAGACGACTATTGGTGGACACATTTATTAGTTGAAGAGTTTAATTATTGTTTTAAAGAAAAGGAGCTAAAACATATACAAAGGAAACAAATATAATAGAAAGGATAAAACATGGTAAGAGAAAGAAAAACAAGATGCGTCTATTGCCGAGATGAGGCGAATTATGCTAATGGAGGAAGGTTTATAGATGGTAAGTGGTATTGCAAATACCACGTTCAGAAGTGTGATAAATGTGGAGAGTGCCATCCTATAGCCTCATTAGTTTATGATGAGAGTAATGAAAGGGTATGTAATAAGTGTTTAGAGCTAAATTATAAGATATGCAAGCATTGCGAAAAGATAAGAGATAAGGATAAGTTTAAGACTCATCTAGGTGAAGAGTACTGCTGTTCATGCTTCGGTAATAAGTTCGCTATATGTAGTGATTGTGGGAAGATAAGTGAAAGATATAAAGGTGATGAATATCTTTACACAGACACTAAAGTATTATGTCCAACATGCTTCCTTATGAACTATTCTAAGTGCGATTTCTGCGGAAGAACTGAGAAGAAAGGATCTATTGTTAATGGTAGATGCTTATTATGTTCAACTATAGACATATTTGAATACAGCACTAAACCAACTCCTAGATTCATTTCAACTCCACATGAAAAGAATGAGAAGAATAACCTATTCTTCGGGTTCGAGCTTGAAGTGATGGATAAAGGATATAGAGTTATGAGAGATGACCAAGCGAAGTATGTGAACTCATTAGGAGACATATACTGCAAGTATGATGGAACAGTGAAAGACGGCTTCGAGATAGTATCACAGCCATTCACATGGGATTCATGGAAGCATGGATTTAATACAAAGATGAAGTATCTGACTAGGAAGTTAACTAAAGATGGATGGCGTTCATACGATACTAACTGCTGTGGTATGCATGTACATATAAATAAGAATGCTTTTACTGGATTGCAGATATATAAGTTAATGAAACTTATATATGATAATAGGCCGTTTACCTATGCTATCTCCCAGAGAAAAAATGAAAGAGAATTAGATGAATGGGCTAATTGTCATAAAAGAACTAATCGTTCCTATATTTATACAGGGTATAATAAAGGAAGAGATAGTAATTACGATAGACGGCAAGCAGTTAATCTAACTAATTCAAAGACTTTAGAGATTCGTATATTCAAAGGGACGTTGAACTACAACAGCTTCTCTAAGAATATAGAATTCTGTAAAGCTATCTATGAATTCAGCGGATTATGTACAGCTATAAATGATGTTCTCCCGATAAACTTTGTATCCTATGTTGTAATGAATAAGAATAGATTCCCTAATCTATTCAACTTCCTAATAAAGAAAGCTTACATAACTGGAATGGAAAAACTGAAAGTAGAAGAGATTGGAGAAGTATGTGTATAATTATCGTAAAAAGAAAAGGAGAGAAGCTTAAAGAGAAGTGGATAGATGCAGGTTGGGAGCGCAATAAAGACGGTGGAGGATTTATGTGCGCTGCTGAAGGATCTATCTTCACTTACAAGAGCATGGATAAGAAGGAGTTCATAGAAAACTTAAACGCTATAAATTCATTGTACGGTAAAGAATCAGATATCGTTATCCATCTACGATTCAGAACACATGGAAATAAAGACATATCAAATGTGCATCCATTCAAAGTTAACGATGACTTATGGTTCTGTCATAACGGAGTGTTCAGAGATATAGATTGTAAATCTGATCTAACAATCTCAGACTCACAGCACTTTAATAATCAAATACTTAAAGGACTTCCAGAAGGATTCTTAATCAACGACTCCATTATGCATCTAGTAGAAGCATACTGTGGATCTAGCAAGCTTGTATTCTTAGATAGTAAAGGCGAAGTAACTATAGTAAATGAGCATCTAGGATTCGAGCATTGTGGTAACTGGTTCTCTAATGAAGGGTATAAGAAGATAGAAGTATACACTCCACCAACATGGAATCCTCACGCATGGAAAGGATACTTTGATAGAGGCGATGAATACATTCCATCATACTGGGAGAAGATGTATAGCATAAAAGGAAATACTTCTAACACTGTAGTGACTGAAACAGTCAAGCATGAAGTGAATCAACTGGATACAGTAAAGAAAGATAGCGAAGACATGTATGAATATTTAAATAGGATAAAGGAGTAACAATGAAAGAGAAAGATGAAGGAGTCGAGGCATTAAAGAAGATGTCTCCAGAACAACTTGCATTTCTTATAACAAAGTACTGGAGAAAGCCACACGAAAGAGCTGTTATATTACTGCATGAAATAATGGATAAGAAAGATGATAACATAGATCTATATGTAGATTTCATTTCACTATCAAGAGGATATTGGGATTCAGAATTAGCGGATAAGGTTAAAGCTGAAATGCAGGATAGGATTAATAATATGAGAAGTAAAAAGAAAAAAGAAATTATATAACCATTAGAACAATCCATTGAATTAGAGGTTCCTTATGTGTGATCATAACTGTGAGCTATGTGACTCATACGCTCTATGCTATAACATGAGAGAGAGATATAAGATAAAGTCAATAGCATTAACTACTTTAGTAGTTGTGACTATTATATTAATATTTGTTTTAAAAATTTACTACAAAGGATAAATATGGAATTAGACTTTGAAATTATGAAGACAATCGATATCGAACTTGATATCGGTAATACGATTACTACAGATGTAGTATTCAAAAAGACTACAGAATTCAATAAGGATATTAAAGGACAAGTAACAAGGAAAAGAGAAGAGATCTTTTCTCCTAAGTTATATGATTGCTTCGGTGTGATTATGACTAAGGATGAGTTCAATGCATACATCGATATGTTATATGAAGAGATCAATCTTGAGTGGGAAGTGTTAGAAGATTTATTTGGATATTCCTATACGCCTGAAGAGAGTGAGGCTTCATGAACCAAGATGAAGATGGCCAGCTACTAATGGATTTCTCTACTCCTAGAAAATATCATAGGGCTATGACTATTGAAGAGCTTGCTACGAATAAAAGAGTTTTACGAATTAAACGATATCACGAAGTATATAAACTTAGAAAGGAGCTTTATGCCCAGGCCGGTAAATCCGAACATAACAAAGGTAGAGATCAACAAGTCTGATCTTATACGCTTCCAACAAGCAAAGTTGGTAGAAGAGTTGAAGACTGGAGTCAGGTTATTACAGCCAGACTTCCTATCATTAATTATTAATGATGGTATAAAAAGTAGGGGGCTTCTCAATGTATAGACGAGCGGGCACATCATTCTTTAAAGTAGGAGACTACGTAAGAATAAGGAAAGGATTAGAAGAAAGGACTTATGATGATTTGAATTCATTTAATTATTCAATGAGAAAACATGAAGGAGAATTGCATAGGATATTAAAAGTTTGTGGTAGTGGTTATTTATTAGAAGGTAGACAATGGTATTGGACTGACTCAATGCTTGAAATAGTAGAGAGAGAAGATGCATTGAAGGAGATAATAAAGAATAGGAATAAGGAAAGGAAGAATAAGAGAGAGACGTTAGATATGCTTAACATATAGAAGAATGGAACTGCATTAAAAAGAGATCCGCAAAGTCCAATTAGAACTTCTGAATATATGCCTAATCCATATACAATAACTTCATCAACTCAAGTAGATATATTTTCATGGTAAAAACAAAGTATGCACTTATAAGTATACCAGGTTATGATACAATTTGGGACGGTAAAAAATGGAAAGTAATAAACAAAAAAGGAGAACAAGAAGTGAAGGTAACATCAAAGAAAGTAACAGAAAAAATCTTAACTACTAAAAAAAGAGGACTGTATAATAAGAGATTTAAAGTGAATGATTTTGTTAAAGTGACTGGATATTCAACAAGTATTGATATAGAGACTGGAGAGTCTGGAGATTATAAGAATTGTATTGGTAGAGTTATTGGGATACATGCTTACAATGAAATTGTATACATTGTGCATATGTTTGTAGGTAGTAAATATAAACAGGTAGTAGCTCCGTTCTCGTCTTATAACTTAACAAGAGTAAAGTAATATGGCTCTGTTAAGTATAGGTAAGCAGGCATTCAAGACTCCAAAAGAATTAGAGTCTAACCTGCAAAGAAAATGCCTTAACTATTTAAAGAAGCAGTTTCCTACTGCATACTTCAGAAAGATATCTGACAAAAGTATATCGCATATACCTGACATTATAGGATGTATTAATGGAAGGTTTGTAGGCATAGAATTAAAAAGGAAAGGAGAGATCCCAAGGCCAGGTCAGTTCGAAGATCTACGATTAATAGAATCATCGAAAGGAAATAGTGCATGGTTTGATAACTTCGATGACTTCAAGAAATGGATTAATAAAATAGGAGCGTAAATGACTGAGAAGGAACTAGTTACTGAGATTATAAACCTCAAGTACAAGATAGAATACAATGAGGCAGATACAAAGCTGTTAAAAGAAAAGCTTGATAAGCTTACTGAACTTCTGCTAGAGTACGCAGAATCGAAAGAGATAAAAACAACAGCTAAGTATGATGGTATAGGATCAATAACAATTCCTGATCCTCAAGTATTCGCAAACATATCAAAAGAAAACAAGGAAGAAGCATTTAAATTCTTAAAGGACAATAACTTAGATGGATTTATTGAGGAAACTATCCATACTAAAGTATTGTCAAGAGAAATTAAAACACTCATTGAAGAAGGCATTGAGATACCACAATGTATTAATGTATTTAAGAAAAAAGTAATAAGAATAAATAAGTAAAGGAAAATCTATGGCTAATGATCTAGTAATACCAAAGTTAGAACATCACTATGAGCAGACTGAAGATTCTCGCCCGCCAAGAGCTGTGCTGATGCAGTTCACATCTAAGAAAGTAAAGGATAGAACATGCAATGCAGGAGACATCGTTCACTCAGTGACTGATGAGAAGCTTAGTGATAAGTGTATCCCATTGATCCACTACATTACATACTTAAGGTTCAACGCTGAGAACTCTAAGAGTAAAGGATGGAATGATAACTACAAACCAAATGAGTTGATCTATTCAATAAGGAATCCTTTGGAAGTTCCTGAAGGTGATCTTGATTGGATGCATAATCCATCTACAGGTAAGAGAGATATCCCGCCTGTATGCAGTAAGACACATAACTTCCTGTGCTATGTGAGAGGGCAGAAACTTCCTATCATCTTCAGCTTCAATAAATCATCGAGTCGCGAAGGTCTTAGATTCGTTGACTTGTATAAGTCATTCGATTTATTAACTGTACTCTTCTCTGTATCGTCGGAGTTAAGTAAGGATGAGAAGTGTTACAAGTATAAGATCTCAAGGCTTGATTCTAAAGAGTTGACACAGGAAGATGTTGACTCAGCTGGTGCTATGTACATGGCATTCAAGAATAAACTTGATGAGGTATCTCAGGAAACTCCAACAACAGAGGATGATAAGGCTAACTTACCATTCTAATAAAGGATAAAAACATGGAAGATCCATTAACATTTCAAGGATATATCACATCACCTATAGCTGATAAGTATTATAAAGATAACTATACATACAGTATGTTTATTCAGAGATCTAGATATAGAATATGTAATGAGGTTAGATACTTAGATCATAAGTTTTGTGATAGTACAAAATGTAGTAGATGCTTATTCGCTACTACAAGTAAACATAAAGATAAAATATTTAGGAGGTGGTTAAAAGAACAAAAGAAAATAGTTGAAGCGCAGTTCAGTGTAGTTACAGAAGTATTAAACGAAACAAAAACATCAGAACAGAAAGTGAGCTAATTATGATCGAAGAAATTAATAAAGAAATGTACGTCTATAACAAGAACTTCACACCTTCCCAGAAGAGATTCGTAGTTGCGAAGGTTAATGATAAAATCATTGCAGTCAATCCTGATCTCATGCATGGTACGCATAAAGCTTTCACTGAGTGGAACTTTGCTAAAGAGATTGAGGTAGTTGAAACTTATATGTCTAAGGAAGAAATAGTTGACTTCCTTGATGGTAGTGGTGCAATGGTTAGATTCCAAGGACCAACAAAGAAGACTAAATGGAGACCTTACTGGACATTCAAATTCGATGAATCTATTGAGAAGTATGAATATAAATTCGCAGATGGCGAGACTGGTAAATTCACTAAGGAATAAATAACACTATACCCCTGGCTTATTTATAGGCTGGGGGTATTTTATATAAGGAGGATATATGCCGAACGACTTCAATGAATTAGAGAGGATGCACCTTGATAAACTCAAAGAGTATGCTGAAGAATTGACTTGTAGTTGTGAGTGTAATTCGTGTGGCGAAAGTTTCGAATCTGATGCAGATGTTTACAAGTGTGAAAGGTGCGGGTGCAATGATATCAATATAGATAGGGGAGAGGAATGAGTATATTCACAGATATTGGAGCTGTTATTTTAATATTAGCACTACTAATTAAAGGATTCGCTATTGATAAAATTGATGATAGTTATAATACTTTTGGTATAGCTTTCATTCTTATGTATGAGGTAGGTAGATCATGTCAATAATTCTTAAAGGTTCCGCTTCCTGGTACTCAGCGACGGATAAAGGCGGTAATGCAAATGTGGCTATGATGTCGGCTAGGAGGTGTCCTGATTGTGTAGGATCTGGAGATGGGTCAGAGCCTAATTATGAAGGAGGTTATAAAGTATTTGGAAAGTGTAAACGTTGCCATGGTGACGGAAAACTTATCAACCAGATGCCTTTCAATCCTATGGGATTAGAGGCAGCTATGCCATTATCGCTGATTGAAAAGCATGGGTTGAAGTTCGGGCAGTTGTTAAAGGTAATGTATAAATACAATACTCCAACTATATATCCAGAAGATCAAGGAAGGCCATTCACTCCAATATCATTTACATTTGAAAGAGAAGTAATTGTCCGTCTTGTCGACATCGGTCCAAACGAAAAGCTATGCGCTGAATGCCGGATTATAGATCTTACCGAATTTGCTTTTAGACAGTTAGAAGATCCGAGTAAAGGGATAATAGAAATAGAATTGGGAATACTATGAACGAAATACTTAATAAATGGAAGATTAAAGAAGGATTTGACGATTGGGCTTTAGCTCACTCAGCAGTATTAAGAAATCTTTGCAAATGGATTGAGAAGTTTTACACAATAGAACCCAAGCGTGTGAAGTGCGAGGATGGATGCAAAACACATAGCCTAATTTCTTCACCACTCCACCCAACTTGTTATTTAAATGTTTTAAACAACTACTGCCCTGTATGCGGAACGAAAATCGAGGTGAAGGAATGAATAAACTCTTAACATATCACAAAGAGCGTGAACAGATGAAGACTTTAGGCAAACAACTTGTAGGACTATCAACTAATCCGCTTATAACATGGATGGATGGGGTTATTTATTTAAGGACTATAAGGACGCAGTTAGACGAGACTATTAAAAGTTTAGAAAAGGAGCCGAGTTGATGATTATCAAACCAAGAAGAACGAAAGAAAAGATCACGTTCAAACAGTACGTTGTAATCCTGCTTAAATACTGGATACCGTTCACGGGACGATTCTTTCCAGAAGTGAAGAAAGTCGGTGAGGTTGTGGAGAAGGTGAAGAAAATTAAATACGGAAACATGGAGGGTGATTAGATTCAAGAAATTCAGTGCTCATGTAAACGAATTATCCCAAGAGAAGATCACACAGGTTTGTGTCAACTCGATCATTTTATCGCTTATACTGGCAACGGTGAACATGGCTTCGATTCTATAGAGCTTCGACGAATAGTTAATGTAATTGCTTCAGAAGCTAATGCATCTTCAACTTCATGCGAACATGCTTTTGGATGTACTAATTTTAAAAACGGTGAACCACAATTTTAAAAGGAATTATATGAAATACATCTACGTTGTGACAATGTATAAAATTGCAGTAGTCGAAAAGCACTCCTATGTTTTAGGTGTGTACACAAAAAGAAAGGAAGCGATTAAAGAATCGATTGAAGAAGTACAGGAGAGAGGCGGTAAATATTGCACTCTGGTTTTAAGATTCAAACCTAATGATCCGTCAAGTAAAGCGATAGTTTTTGAGTTCGGATATAACACAAAGAAAAAGGAGACAAAGTAAATGAACGGTGAATTAAAATATTCTTTTATGGGTATATTTTTGGCTATTTTTATTTTATTTGCTGGCTGCACTTCAATACAAACAACTCATCAGATCATCTCAGACGATACAATAAAAGTACTAACTGAGGCTGTGAGTAAACTGGACAAGGAACAGGTCAAGAAACTCGAAGAAGCAATAAAGGAGAAGCTGAAGGATGAGGAATCCAAAAAAGAAGAACAAACTGAATGTATTTCTGAAAGTGAGAAGAATAATGACCAGGCTTCTAGGGAAGAGAATGTGGGAAATCCTTTATATGCAGAGTCTAACACATCGGAAGACGTATCCGAAGTCTCGAAATTAAAATGGACTTCAACCGGGGACCCACACCAAATAGTTCAATGCTATTTAGGTCACGGCCATGACTCCGAGCTGTTTAAAATGATTGCAGGATTGCCGGTGGATTTCACCTGCACTCTAGGTAAAGGAATTACAATAACTAAACCTGAATCAGATGATACCGCTTTAATAACTTCGTATCCTGGAAACCACATGCAGGCAAGAAGAACACACTTATTTTTGTCGTCAACGTAACGACACGTACACAGCCTATGCCTCTGTCATCGTAAAGTACGGTGATTATCGTCACGAGACGGTTTAAAGCATAAATTTAGGTTCCTGAGCGTAAGCAGGCGTGATGCCCTCCACGGTGATAAATGAGGGCGTTTTAAAAAGAGGAATAATGAGTAGCGACAAAATGGAAATAGAACAGCTTATCTCATACGGATGTAACGTACATGAGATACAATTAATGAGAAGACTTAACTTCTTCACTAGAAATAATAAACGTATGCAGTACTATCAAGATTTTTATATGTATGAACAGTTTGAAATTTAACAAGGAGGATTTATGGAAAGATGGATTAAAGCATGGTTAGGATTAATAGATTCTTTATTTAATATAATAACGTTAACTAAATACTGTCCTAATTATAGATTGCAATATGTAATTTATAAAAATAGATTGAAAAGTAAAAATATAATTAATGATATAGATATGTCAGCTATATCAGTAGAACATTATAATCAGCTAAAAGAACTAATAAAAAATAATAAAAACTGCTTATCAATTTCTAATAACATTAAATTACACACTCTTATATTTAAGAATAAAATTATAGTAGTTAGATATAATAAAAAGAAATCGTTAATCGAAAAAGTGGAAGGAGTAATAAATGGAAACAGTTGAGTTTAAAGAGTTTAATAAGATCGCAAGGTTGTCAAGAGATTGTGTAATCACAGAAAAAATAGATGGTACTAATGCACAGATCTGCATCACAGAAGATGGCCAGTTCTTAACAGGTAGTAGGAATAGATGGATCACACCTGAGAATGACAATGCTGGATTTAGTATGTGGGCGCATAAGAATAAAGAAGAGCTTATGAAACTTGGTGTTGGTAACCATTATGGCGAATGGTGGGGTTGTGGAATTCAAAGGAAGTATGATATGTCAGAGAAAGTATTCTCATTATTCAACGTACATAGATGGAGTGATGATACTATCAGACCTAAGTGCTGTAGAGTAGTGCCTATATTGTTTCAAGGATTATTTGAAACGGATATGATAGAATGTGTACTAAATGGGTTAGCTTTAGGAGGATCTAAAGCATCCCCTCTATTCATGAAGCCTGAAGGAATAGTAATCTACCATACGGCATCGAAGACTTTATTCAAGAAGACTATAGAGAATGATGAACAACCTAAATCGAAAGTGAGATGAGATGAAGCTATTAACTTACGAATTAAGTAATTTTTCAGAAGTATGTAATAAATCAGATGCTTTAGAGTTCGCTAAAGCGTTTGCTTTAGAATTTCAAACTACCACTTACTGTGATATGAATATTGACGAAGCATTAGAATCATTTATGAGGAGTTAATATGAGTATTAATAGAGACTTCACTTATTGTATAGGAAAGAAATCTAAAAAGTGCGATTCATGTAAAAGAAAAATGACTAAGAAAGAATTAGAAGAATCAGTAGGAATGGGATTATGGTACGTAGCTCCTCCAGATAATAATAGATGTCATATGTACATCGAGAAAAAGATTAATTTAAAGTAAAGAATAATATACCGTCATTTAAAACAATGGAGTATTAAACAAGATGTGTAACACATGTAATTATAAGATCTTCTTGAATCAATTAAAAAGATTCTTAGTCGATCCAAGATACCAATCATTTCTTGCTGAGATAAATGAAGATATAAATATAATTACACAAGCTCAGCATGTAACCGATGGACAGATACAGCACTTCTATTCTTTGAAAGCTATTAAAGAAAATAAGATTAAAGAAGAGGAGTTCGATGCTGTATCTGTCGTGATGTCTAATCCAGAGTTGACTTCTGAATTTATCTATGTACCAGATGCAGGAATGTTTGAGTTTGATATGGTAGTGCCAACTGCTGAAGAAGTTAAGTTATTAACTGATTGTAACTTCAAACCTGAGAACTTCGGTGGTAGATGGAAACTACTACATAAAGAAATGCATGAGGTTAAGCTACTACCTTACTTAAAGAATAATAAGATAAGTAGCATTATGGAGATGCAGAAATTCCATCAACTAAAGACGTTAGAGATAGACCCTATGAATAAGAACCAGATGCTTATCAATACAAGGACAGGAGTTCTTGAATTCCATCCAGAGATAGCGCGAGTATGTGAGTTGTCTCCAATAGATACTATAGAAAGAAGCTTAATCCCTAAGAGAGAGAAGCTTTCATTCATGATTAACTCAGTCTATAAGGAAGATGCTGTATGCAGGAAGTGGGATAAGTTCTTATATGAAGTAACGAATGGAGACGTTGAGTTAATGGATGTATTGCAAGAGTATTGTGGATACTGCTTGCTACCATCTACGAAGTTCGAGAAGTCTATCATTCTACTAGGTAGTGGAGCTAATGGTAAGTCAACGTTCTTGAATGTATGGTCTCACGTTATTGGTAAGGAAAATATATCTAACGTATCAATGGATGAACTAGGCAATCCGTTCTCAAGGATAAGTATGTATGGTAAGTTGATTAACTTATCATCTGAGATGGATGCTTCTGAAGTATCTAATAGCTCTTACTTCAAGTCGATAGTATCAGGTGATAGTATCGAAGCTTCGTATAAGTTCAAGTCATCGATATCATTCAGACCATTCTGTAAGTTAATGTTTGCTATGAATTCATTGCCTAAGATTAGAGATAGGGAGATGGGATTCTATAGGAAGGTAATCTTCGTACCATTCAATCAATGCTTCGTAGGTGCACCTAATCGTCGACTAGCTGATGAGTTGACTGAAGAGGCTCCTGGCATTTTAGCTTGGGCGATTCGTGGATTGGAGAGGCTGTATGCTAATAATGGATTCACTATAAGCAAGGCTTCAGATAGGATACTTGATATGTTCAGGAAGGAGAACAACACAGGGTACTCCTATATATACGACAATATTGAATTGTCTCCAATGGAACATGAAGACTGGATACATTGGGATATATTGTATGAAGCATATAAGGATGACATATTGAAGAATGGACAGAAGCCACTAGGGTCAACATCATTATGGAAGGAGATGGTCTCACAGTTCGGAACTAAGATTGGTAAGGAAAGAAAGTATGACACACAAGGAAAACGTTCAGTAGTAGTAACAGGAGTAAGGTGGAAGGTATGAGGAAAACAATCGACGACTTACTGAATGATTACGTAGAAGAAGTAAAGAGACTGGATGGAGTAGAGAATGCACATCTTGTAAATGCTAGAATGGAAGAAGTTAATAGAACAACAATTCAACCAATGATAGTAATGATTAATAAACTGCCTGCTGATGTTAGAAGGCAGTTTATTAAATCGAAATGTAAAGAGTTATTTCGCAGTTAAAGTATTCTTAAATTCCCATAACAGCTTCTGAGAGTCCCACTTATTAGTAAGGCTATTAAGAATAGTTTCATCAACAGTATCCTTCATAATCAGGTGGATGTATGTGCATCCACTTGCCTGTCCTATTCTATGTATGCGATCTTGAGATTGGAAGTACAACTCACCTTCATGAGAAAGTGAATAATAGATTGAGTAAGAACAGTTAGTAAGAGTAATACCAAAACCTACAGTAGATGGATTAGCTACAAGGTATTTAGTCTTACCTGTTCTAAATCTCTCAAGTATCGCAGGTCTATCTTCTTTATCAACATCCCCATAAATACATTCCGCTTTATCTCCAAGAGTTTCAGTTATCATCCTAATGTCATGAACGAATGATGCCCATATAATTACTTGCTTATCACCAATCTCTTCAAGAGTTTCCTTTAACAGCTCTAACTTTGGGTTAGTCTTTAAGTTAATAGACGTTCCATTATCTAATAAGAACCCAGATGTTATCTGTCTAAGCTTCATTATCTTTGATAGTGCTAACGATGCAGTGATCTGCTTGTCGTTAATGATAGCAACCATTAGCTTGCTCATCATGTTATAGTGTGTCTTTACTTCATCATTCATATAGCAGTACTTAGTTACGTATGACTTCTCTGGCAAGTCTAAGCACTCTTCTTTATTAGCTGAATGAGACACACTATCAATCAAGTAGAAGAACTCGTTCTTCATCTTAGGATTAATCTTATACTTGAATCCTCTCCTATACCATTCCATTGCCTGCCTTGGAGATTGAAGAGTAATAGAACTCTCTCCGTTTGTAAGGTGAAAGTATTTGTTTCTGAATAGGAAGAAGTTCTTACTGAATACATCTGCATTTACAAACCTTATTTGACTCCAATAGTCTGTCTCATCCAATGGGGCTGGTGTTCCTGACATACATATCCTATGCTTGAAATGACTTGATGAACTCAGGAACATCTTCGTAGTCTTTGAGTTATGTGTTTTAATATTCTGCGACTCGTCGAGTATAGCCATCAACTCATTCTTCTCTACGATCTTATTTAAGACTTCTAATCTTTTCCTTGATCTGACAAACGATTCGTAGTTTAGAGCAACTACATCCCACTCAGCAGGCTCGAATAGTGTATCGTTTAGATTCCACATCTTTAACCCCATATCCTCACACTCACCACGCCATGCGCCTTCAATTAAAGACAGAGGACAAGCAACCATTGCTTTGAGTTTGTCGTTCTTAAATTTAAAGTGAGCATAGATACTTAGAGATGCAAACGTTTTTCCTAAACCCATTTCGTGCCATAAGCATATGTTCCCTCTATGCTTAATTGCTTTCTCCACTGCCAACGCTTGATGATCTAATAATGTTTTCAAGATACTTCCTCCATTTTAAAGCTTTTTTACTATCTCCAGTTTTGCCATACCTATAAAAGTCTTTTGATATTCGTGCCAAAAATAACAATAGATCTTCCATAAATTATTCCTTTCTTATTAATAAAGAATAAGGCAGGCTGGGAAAGAAGGTGGGGAAACATGGAGGAAACCACCGTTGAAAGACAGCCTACCTTATAAGTTCTTTTTCCATTCCTTAAACATTCTATGTTCAAATACTTCTCTTGGAGTTCTTAAGAAGTCATTATCTGTAGTTACTTCTGCATGATACATAACATACATTACAAATTCTGAACAGATTAATTTATCTTCTGAGTTAAATTTCTGCAATAATTTTTTAATCTTAACAGGAGAAAGTAATGTTCTAACTAAAGTAGTATTGCATATACCAATACCAGCCGCAAGCTTCCAATCATACTCTATTCCTAGAAGGTACTTGCAGTATGTCAATATTAAATTTCTAGTTTCTTCATCAAATAGAATAGGTTCTCTAAAGAAGATTCTTTTATTCTTATCCTGAAAGATCTTACCTAAGTCCTCGAATATAACTCCATCATCTAATGCTGCGATTCCTGTATTCTCTCCTATGCAAATACCGCAATGAGTAGGAGTTCCAACTATATTATTTCTCTCTTCCTTATTGTAAGTGAAGAATGATATACCTTTTGAGTATGGTTCCTTCGTTGAATAGACGAAGTAAACCTGCCCTTCCTTATAGTTCTTTCCGAATACTGGATCTAGTTGAAGAAACATTTTACACCTCGTTAAATTTATCTATAAGGTTTAAGATATTATTTCTCAATGAGATAGACTTATCATCATTAAGTTTTTCTTTTTCTATACCTCTATAAATCTTCATGACTTTATTTATTGAATCTCCTATTGTTTTAAGCGAGTATATCTTTTTAAGATAGGATTGGTCAAGATTTTTTATATCCATTTTACCACTTTCAACAGCAGATACTACAGCATTAGCCTCTTTATAAGTGCTGAAGAAGTTCTGAACTACACGCCCTGATGTAAAGTATGCCCAATTAATTATATACGGCCACTTGAATACTAAGCCCCATCTTCCAGTAGCTAATCTAGCAGCTCTACCAGCATATCCTTCTATAAGATGATCTATCTGTATAGGACTAAGTAAGTTATTGCCAGCTATCTTTGCAAATAAAGAAGAGTTAGGAGATTCCTGCATTCCTTTAGGCATTGACTGCATAGTGTATGGAGTTAATGGCTGTACTGTAGGATAAGTCTTCTTATCCATCATAACTTCTATAGCTGGCTTAAGTAGTTGAGGCATCCATGATATTAACATCTGTGAAAACTCTAATGGATTAAGCTGGTCTGGAGCCCATGCCATTGCACCATTGACAAGTTCAGATCCTTTATAGTCTGCGTTACCAAACACTTCAAGCAATCCCATATTAATCATAGTTGCAAGAGTAGTCATGTTCTCAGGAACCCTAAATTCTAAAAGTCCACCATTAAACCAAGGTATGTATAAGTTCCTAGCTAATTCATTAGGAGACTTCTGCGATAAAAGTTTCTTACTTTCTTCGCTTCCAAATCCCATAACTGAAGCTAATCCAAATACCATAGATGTAGTTATAGTAGCCATAGCAAGTATAGCTCTCTTCTGCATCTTCTTATCATTACCTAAGAATGCTTTCCTTGTCATATCAAGAACTTGCAATGATGCATTGAAGAAAGGAATCGATCTTATAATAGCTCTCATTGTACTATTAGATCCACTATGATGGAATGGAGTTGTTACATCTCCAGCTTCTCTTAACGCTCTAAACATAGGCTTTCCTGCTTTTCTAGCTTTAATATATTCTGTCTTTCTTGTAATCGTCTCAGTAAACTGTACAGGTATCTGTAATATATCAAGACCTCTACTACCCCATTCATTAGCCTTCTGTAAATACTTCTTAATACCTTCAGACTCTTTCAATATCAAGTCACGTCTTGACTCTGGATCTCTGTCATACAATCCATATATAGTCTGGTTGTTCTTTGCAACTCTATCATACTCATTAGCATATGCTAACAACTCAGGATTCTTTTCTATATACAATGACTTCATTGTGTTAAGAGCTGAAGCAAATGGTATAATCTCATTCTGCGAATTAACATAAGCAGATGCCTGATCGACTAAGAAGTTATTAAAAGCAAATGGCCAGTATGCTGCTGTAGTTCCTACAGTTTTTATCTGTGCTGCTTTAGTGAAGATCTTCTCAATCATCCCTGGCTGTTTAGGATGTACAATACTATGAATCATATTCCTCATATCAGATCCTACATGCCAAGATGTAGGCTTACCATCTTTCTTCGTAACGATATACTCTTCATCCTTATAATCATTTCTATTATCTATCTTCTCAATACCAAGTCTATTCATTATTGGAATAAACTTATTGTAGATTAACTGACGCATTGCATCTTTCTGGTAAGAGATCTCACTATCTATCATTCCTTCAAGAGGGGCATAGATAGGATTGTAGTCTCCCTTTCTTTTCTTCAACGATCCAATCATTGATTGAGTGGTAGTAGTCGCTTCCTTCTGTAAGTTATCAACATGGTTCTGAAAGAAGTATCTCTGGAACGATGTATAGAACTTATCAGCTTTATACTCGTCATACTGCTCTTGAGATATGATACCTACATCTTTCAACGTATCAAGTCTAGCCTTCATGATAGCATCATACAGCTTAAGTTCTTCTCTAAAGAAAGGCTCAAGTTGCTTATAGACTATCGTCGCTTCTTCTCTAGTATATCCATCCTTCTTTACTATATCTTTCATAGACTTGTACTGCTCTATGATCTTTTTAACTTCAGCTAATTGCTTCTTCTCTTCAGGCGTTTCTGCCTGTACTTCATCAATTAGATCCACCATATCCTCTACGCTATCAAATCCATACTTGCTTGTGTACTTCTCAAGCTCTGAATTAATCTTATCTATCTTAATCCAGTCACCATACACTCTTCGCTGTATAAGAAGCTTAGAGAAATTATCTATATCCATCTTAAGCGACTTAGCTTTCTTACTTACGCTATCGAATAGGTCTTTAACATTAAACTTTAAAGCTTCAATATATTCATCACCTTTAAGAATTTGATATGCACCTTTAGTAAATATATTTGTAGATATAATACCATTAACAAGTCTAAATGTTTGCATTGCATCACTTAGATCTCTATTCCCTATAAGCTTATCTTCCATATCTTCAATCCTAGAAATTGCATGGAATAATGATTGGCGTATTCCACCATGTGCTCCAAGAGATTGTATCTTCTCAGCATTCTCTTTAGATAATAACCCTAGTTCTACTATACTATTTAGATACTTATTAGTAATAGTCCTTTTAGCTTTCGTGTACATCTTTGCTCCAACTTTATCTATAGGACTCAATGACTGATACTTCTCAATGATGTCGCTGAAGTCTTTAATAAACTTCTTAACACCACTTATATTTTTTCCTTCGAGCCACTGCACTAGATCAGGATATTCTGCTTTCATTCTTTTAGGCTCAGCAATAAGTCTCTCAACTAATGTTGCAAATCCTTCTTTAATCTTCTTAATAGGATCATGTCCAGATCTCTTCTCATCTTTAAATCCAGAGTACTCATCTATATAGAGCTGCATTAGTCTGTTGTATGGAGATCCTTTAGGAAATAGATTGTACTTCTTTAAGAATGTTTCAGTCTTGTAGTCGATGATGTCTTTGAATACTTCACTCTCCATATCGTAGTTATGTGCTACTTCGTGAGATGCTGTTATAACGTCATTCGTAGATTTTACATACACATTCCTAGTGCGTGACGAATACAATCCAGCATTACCTTTTAGTACCTTCTCTCTAGCAGCTCCAAACTTTACTCCATGTTCCTTAGCTGCTGCTGCTAATGCATCGAATAGTTTGAAAGGATCAGACTTCTCAACTCTCTCTTCCACTGTCTGAGTACCTGGAGTTGCAATAGATGCTAGGAACTTCTCATAGTTCTTCTTTATCTTTTCTCTATTCTCTTTTGTTTTAGCAAGTCTTTCTTTAATTGGAATATCTTTAGGCATAGTCTTAATGTCAGAAGTTTCTTTCTCTAACCTCAGCAACTTCTTAACTTCTTTAACAAAAGATTCTTTATCAGGTAAAACTCTCTTACCTATCTTATAATCAAATCCTTTTTCATTACCTTCTTTAATATTAGCTGATACTGTAAATTGTTTCTCACCTATAGTTATTGTATCTTCAAATTCTTTATTGCTTTTAATATTCTCAACTATTGACGTATATACTTTCTCTTCTTGAGTAGCTGGTTTAGGCTCCGTCTTCTTCATCCCAATCTTAGGCTTAGGTTGTTCGACTACAGTAGGCTCTGGTTCCTGCATATCCATGATACTTTCTTCTTCATTAGCAGTAGGCATCTCAGGAACATCTTCAGGAATCTCAGTAACTTCCTGCTCTTCATCTACTAATCCACTCTCTCCAGTAAGATCATTAGCAGCCCATTCTGTTACTGTCTTAAGCCTATCCTGATATACTGGAGGAAGACTGAAGAATATATCTCTATCATCTTTAGATATATCCTGTCCTTTAATTAACTTATCCTCAAGATAAACCAGCTTATCATCTATGTCTTTATCTATAGTTGTAATCTTATCAGCAACTTCTGGTGGAAGATTGTTGATGTCTTTCATATCTATATCTGTAAGGCTTTCACCTGTAGTAATCTTCTCAATTAAAGCTTCTTCTGTAATCTTATCTTCTTCAGGATTGCGTACAGCTACAGGTTCTTGAGTTGTATCTTGTTGTGTAGCTTGTGGTGTAGATTGAGGTGTTTCTACTACAGGCTCTTCTTCTCTAAAGCTTATATCCTGCTCAGCTGCTTTGTAGTCAAACGACTTCAACGACTGCGCTATATAGTTTCTTTCTTCAGATGTAGTCCTGAACTTATCACCGAATGCTGTCTCTATATCTGCACGTGAAGGCTTCTCTTTAGATACAAGAATATCTGCTTTATCTTTATTCTGCATAGCCCATGTGTATAGTACGCTATTATCAGGTTCCCCATCTTCCACCTGAACTAAGTCAGAGAACTGTTTTATGTTAAGCTTCTTGTCAATCATTAACTGCAACTTATTCTGTACAGCTCCAGCTCCAATACCTAATGGTAATCCTACTACAGACATTGCAACTGTAGGTCTTAATACTTCTTTGAATGATTCTCCTAGAGTCTGTTTAGGAGTTCCAAATGCATCAGCCATAACTCCTGACTGTCCATATGAAGTAGCTGTCTCAGTACCAACTTCAGTAGCTACTTCTCCGAATAGACCAGCTAAAGACTTAGCCACTTTCATTAATGGTCTCTTAAGTATATTCTTAGCTGTTGACATTACCATCTTGCCAACTCCAAGAGTAACTGCTGTCCCTAATGCTTCAGGAACTGCTTCCCACAATCCATACTTCATAGCATCTGATTCGTACTTAGTTCTTATCTGATCCCATTCAGCTTGATCTAATTTTCTGCCATTATTCTTCATAGACTCAGCGTCGAACATCTGCTTAATATTATCTGAGAAGTCTGAGATTGCCATCCTATATGCAGTAGCTCCACCTACAGATCCAGCTGCTAAGCCCATACCAACAGGGCCAGTCTCTATAGCAGCAGCTCCTGCTCCTAGTCCAGCAAGTAGCGTAGTGATAGTTGCACCAAGATTAGATGATACGCCTTGAATATCTTTTACTTTAATACCTGGGAGCTTGAATGGAAGTATACCAGCAGGAGCATTTGCCTCTGCGAATTTAGAATACTTATCTGTATATGACTTATTGTATTGGCTAGTGAAGTTAATAACGTTATCAAGTACAGTATCTTCGGCTGTCTTATCGCTTCCACGAATTGCTTTAGCTATTGAATTAACTATGTTGTTAGGTATATTAAGGCCAGTCTCTACAGCAAACGAAACTTTATCTGTAAAATCCATTGGCTTAATCTGAAGCGTATTCTCAATATCACTTACAATATCATCTTCAAATTGTGGTTGTGGTTCGTTTAATATAGAATCGATCTGATCTATATGCGATAAATGTTTATTAGGCGTATCGTTTAGAATAGAATCTACCTCTGTAAGAATATCCATTTACAGAATCTCCTAGTTTTATTGTGCTATATTTTGTTGATTATATTTCTTTTGAATGTAGTCCTGTAATTGTTCAGGTGAAAGTTGTGAGATTCTAGTAAGCTGATCTTGTGTTAACTGCTTACCACTCATATTAAGTATCTGCTGTACTAATGGTTTCTTCTCAGGAGGAAGAACGTCTAATGGTGTAGTCTGTGTTACAGAACCACCACCTACTAAAGCGTTGTAGTATTCACGAGCAGCATTAATACGTTCTGAGTTAGATGCCATCTTTAGCATCTCATTGTTTTTAACTACAGAATTAACTATCTTTTCCTTAGCTGATATGTCTAATAAGTCGAATGAATTCTGTTCTAACGCACCAGATTTTCCTGCTTTGAATATAGGAGCCCATTTATTATTCTTATCTCTCTGCATAATATTAGTAGTACCATCTAAAGGATTAGTCATGCCGAAAGTGCTACTTTCAAACTCCTGTTTAAGATTCTTTACTGGCTTAGCCATAGAGTTTACACTATCAAGTTGCTTCTGTAACTGTTCTTGAAGCATCTTGTATTCATCCATTCTATTATCGAATAGACCTGCTGACAGATAAGACTGCAATGTCTGCTGTCCTTTAGTGATTGTATCTACTTGCTTCTGTAGTTTAGGATTCCCAGAGTAGTCATACTGAGGAGCTTCAGTAGCCATTGCTTCGCTGATTTTAATAGTCCCGTAAGGATCTACCTGCCCCATTAATTCTTTACGTAACTGTACAGTCTGCTCTTGCTCTTTAGCTTTAGCTTCAAGCTCTATATCTTTTAATGCAGCTGCTTTAACTAAATCCTGCTTGTCAGATACTTCCTTTAAAGCCATTTGATTCTGGAAGTCCTGCTGTCTTGACTTTGCTTGAAGATCAGCTTGCATAACCATCTGCTCACGCTGAAACTGTCTCTGTGCTTCACGCTCTCTAGCTTCTTTAGCAGCCTTAGCAGCACCTGTCTGTTGTGCTACTGTACCGTAAGTCTTCCCTGACGCTTCATGTTTTACTACTATAGCCATTAAATACCACCTACTAAATCATAATTAAGTAAAGATGTTTTATTTTTTCTTTTATTATAATCATTCATTAAATTAGTACCATACTGTTTAAGTGCATTCTTAACAGCCCAATTATTTGTAGCTTGATCGTATGCGTTCTTAGCTATGCTTGTTCCTTTACTTAATAAAGTACTTCCAATTCCTTTATTTAAAACGTTAGCAACAGTTCCAGTACCTTTATTTAAAACGTTAGCAACAGTTCCAGTACCTTTCTTACTATTCTTATATTTCTTTGATAGAGCATTTAAAGTAGATGCTTTATACGTTCCATCTCCATTATCTGTGTTAGCTTTAGGAGTCTTCAACTTAGTAATCGGTTCTCTTCCATAAGTATTCTTAAACGAAGAAGTCCTTGCTTTACCACCACCAGCGTGTAAAGTCTGTCCACCCCATAGGGGTGTAGTCCAACCGCCAGTACCATAAGACTTAGTTGCAGATCCATCTGATCCGTACTCGCCAGACTGAGCCATTAAGTTTAAGAATGCTGACATATCTGGATAATCGTCAGTTCTATTCTCAATTATTCCTTGCCTTGCACTATTGATAGATCCATACGCATTAAGCTTCTGTGCATTAATGCTTTCATTAAGCTCAGCTTCAGAGGATGCTTGAGCTTTTGCATTTCCTGTCTGTGTAGTTCCGTATGCTGTAGTATTATATAAACCAGTACCAGCAAGATTCTGTATTGAATTAGATAATGACTGTTTATAAGTATCTGCAATCTTAGCCTTCTGTGCCGTACCATATCCTTCAAGTAGTTGAGTCACTTCAGCTTTGTTGGCAGTGTTGTCTGCAAGTAACTGCTGATATCTTGCTTCATTAGTAGCTTTAGCTTCGTTATACGCATTCTGATATTCGTCGGATAATTTCTCAGTAGCTGTTCTAGTATCTGGTGCTACATAATTAGGATTAGCTACTTTCTTCCAGAACTGTTCTCCCCCAGTAGGTTCAGGAGAAATCTTACCAGTTGACAAATTCTTATAATAAAATTGCGCTCCACTATTTTTAGGGTCATAGTCACTACTGTAAGTTTTTGTAGAAATTACTCTAGGCTCAGTGTTCGCATTATATCCTTTTAACCCATAACCTGCTATTTTAGGGCCTGCCATTTTATATCTCCAATCTTAAAGTGCTATATTCCTATTGCCATATCTATTAATCATTGGCTGTCTTAATCCTGGCCTTCTTCTATTATTAATAATGTCAATCATAGGAGATGATGCCATTACCACATGTCCAATCCTTCCTGTTTGTTGATCGGATATTACTTGATTAGTACTATTCTGTAAAGTATTTTGTTGAATCATTGGATGCATACCATATGTTAATGTTGGTTGCATTCCTTGGAGTGGAGACATGAAACGATTGCCAGTACCATATCTTTGTACGTTAGGATTCCTCCTATCGATCATCGGATTAGATCTTACAACTCTTCCTATCATTTAAAGCTCCTTAGTGAAGTTAATTAAAATTCCTTTTTTTCTCTCCAAAAATCTTATCTTCGGATTCCTACTCATCTCCAGAAAACTTAATTCATCATCCCGGCCTTTTTTACATCCCCATGAAGGAGCTGACCAGTTGCAGACAAAAGCCGCTCTTGATGCTTTTGGATCTGCAAGGATCTGATTGAAATACCATGTCCAGTAATCTGCTTTAGGATTATCTGAAATCTTTCTTAATCCCTCAGAAACTCCGAAAACTTTTCCGTCTTCCAGCGCTGCATCTGATGCTTTACCATATCTGGTTATCACCGCTGATATGTTATTAGAGCTAGAGTAAGCGTCAATGGCATAAATATCGATATAGTTTTTACCAGGGAAACGCTCTCCTTTATACTCACCTGTTAAAATCTCAGGGCTGTAACAGTAAATGAGATTGTGAACCTCTTTAACGTCTCTCAGATAAACAACAAGATCACGCCATAGATCAATAAACTGTGAAGGAGTACAATCACCAGTACCCCACCAAAACGCCCCGATGTCGTTTTCGTGGAATGGCCGGAAGATAATCGGGATTTTTATTTTTTTAATGTCTCTTGCAAATCTATCAATCATTGATAAATATTCAGATCGCAATTCACCATTAGGCAAAATCTTTGATATAACATCCCCCGTATTGTCCCATGCTGAACCGACTTCTTTAAAATCCTGTACTGCTGTTGCAAGATTTTTCATATGCCATGACATAGTGATTATTCCACCTCTATTATAGTGTTCTATAATTTCAGAGGTATTTTTTTGCTTATATTTATTACCTTTCATGACAGAAAAATAATAATCAATAGAAAGTACAGATGGGAATTTGCCAGTAATTTTATGTGTTTCAATTTTTTTATCTAATCCGTTTTGTAAATATTCACCATAGTAAATATATTTCCCCTGTGCTGATTTTAATTCACGGTATAACTCTTTTGTTTTGTGAGTTGCGTCTTGATCAATTAGACCAGCTGACAAGCTAAGGCAGATAAACAATATTAAAAGTAATCTCATTTAATCCCCGAATAAAATTGCAAGGTTGCTATACGTTTCAGCGTTACGGGTTAATGCTGCTGTCGTTGTAGGTATAAATGAAGTTGCTGATGTCTGTTTTTCAATCTGAACACCATATACCTCTATCCAGAAAGATTCCCCCGTAGTTGGTCGTGATCCATCAGTAGCGTTAAAAACACAAAATAAAACTGCAGCCTTTCTTACATCTGTATTCGTTATCGTACCAGAAAAAGTAAATTTTCTCCATTCCGTTGAATGAAGTCCATCAGTTGTCGCTTGGTTTATTTTTCGTTGTGTGAATAATTGACTCTTATATGTACCGGCATTATCATTAAGTGTTACAGATACCCATGCATTTGATATGGTATCTGTACCTGTTATTATTCCTGATAAATCTCCCCTAGCAAAAAATGATAACGTTGCGTTTATATTTCCTTGTGATGCGTCAAATGAATCATTCGCTGTTGAGCTACTTAAAGTACTATAGTACCTGGTAATTTCTCCACTCAGTACACCAGATGATACTTTTTGTGATTTCCCATTTAGTATATTATTTATCGCACAAGTCTCTCTTGTTTCTGTTCCTAATAAACTTGTCCAGCTATCAGACAAACCGTCACTATTTGCATCAATAGAAAAAAAGGAGTTTAAAATATAATTTGTACTTGAGACTTCTTTAGCAACACCAGCAAGCAAATGAAAACCTGTTGTGTCGTAATAATTTTTTGTCCTTGGCGTGTTCGACGTAGTAACAAGATTAACTTTACCATCTGAATCTATTGATGTAGACGGATTGGTATCAGATCGTATGGCCTTAATTCCAGCGAAGGATGGAAGGCAAAGTAAAATGAGAATGAATAATTTAATAATGTTCATTTTATATCCAACATCACATCTGATAAATATTTTTCTCCGATTGGTTCCCAAATTAAAGCCACCATATCTAAAGCCGAATTTGTAACGGTCAGAGTGTAAGCAACCCCTGAAGAGTACAAAGACACTGGACTAAAAGTAACCGTTCCGGCAGCACCTGAAGAAGGCTGCTTTAAAAATATTCGATATGATCCAGAACCGTTTTCAGATGGATTAGCGAGCGTTATTGTCGTAGCCCCTGAAGGAAGAACTATGTAATGCACATTCCCATCATCCCAATTTACTGTTACCGCTCCTGCAACAACTGTGTCGGTTTTGCATGATGGATAGAAGGCTTTAATATTAATGGCTTCAACTCCTGTTATTGATTCAACTGTAATCTGTTTTGGAAACGTATTCCTCCTACTGCCACTATCAATATCTGCAATGCAGAATGTACTTAAAAGTAATGAAACTAAAATTAATTTATACATTGGAATCTCCTTATAATTTCTTTTCGTACATAATTTTAGCTGATCCTGCTGACATCGCAGCTAAATAGAAATCTCTATTAGCTACATCTTCGTTGTCAATAATTTTAACAGGATCGGAATCTGAGTAAATAGGAAACACTTCAAGATCAGTAGCCCCCATACCTAAGAATGTAGTACCTGATACATTAACGAATGAATCTAAATCTGCTCCAAAATACATATCTACATCTACAGGTGAGATAATTACAGACTTTACTTTATCTGGAATCGTTACCTTCAATAGAGTTGTGCTTAATACTGCCGTTGTAATCTCAATTAAACTTGATAAACTTGCCATCTTATTTCTCCTTTAAATTAAAAATTAATAATACTAACTAAATGATATATTGTAAATTGTTATTTAATACTTCTTTCCCTAGATCCTAATGTATCTATTTGATAATGAACTCCAACCATTAATGCAAATGGGTCTGCTGTAGGAGCTGTTCCTGTCGATGTTATTCGTTTTAATCTTAATTTTAATACAGATCCTATCTTATAGTTAGTTCCTGCTATAACAGTTACTGATGTGTACTTATGCGTTCTATCTGTTGTAGATGCTGTTATTTCTGTCTCTTCACTATCTTCTGCTTCAGCTGAAAATACTTCATTCTTATCAGCCCAAGAATAAAATATCTGCCACTTAACATATCTATTATCAACATCAACTCCATTAGTTGCCCAATGTACATGAAGTTCAATATCAGTTCCTTCTTTCCACCCATGTAATAATTCAACTGAAGATAGATCTATATAATCATCTACATCAAAAGTATATGCGCTTAAGTTTGTTGAGAAAGTTTCCCAATCTGGATAGTTAGCAGCTGAAGTCCTACCTGATTCAATCCCTATATAAATATCGTTATATACTATCTCATCTAATACTAGAGTTTTATTTGCTGGTAAATCTAAATGCAGATCATCATTAAATGGATATAACTCAGCTACGTTAGTTCCAATAAATAATTTATTGGTTATTGTACCACTTAAGAATACTGGCGAATTTGTTAATTCAAATCTTGAATTTGAATTGTTATATTGTAGTATTGAATCATCACTAGGCGTTTCAGTTAGAACATCAGTTAATGTCATTAGGCTTGATTTTTTTTCATCATCCAGTTCCTCTAATGCATCTTGTACGTTAGTCGCTGATATTGATCCATATGGTGATGATGGTATTTCTGATGCAGTTAAAGCTACTAAATCAGAGTTTAACTGCTGCAATGCTCTACGTATCTCAGTAGGATTATCGCCTTTAGGATTTATTTTAATTGATGGCATGTTATGTTAATACTAAATTTGAAGTATGATATTTGCCTAAAAAATATTTAGAATTATTAACAATTACACCAAAAATATAATTATTTCTTATGCTAGAAAATGCTGGAGATATTTGATATCCTATAGGGTTAGTTAATATATAAATAATGCTTCCATTGTAATTGCTTATAAATTTATAATCACCAGATAATGAAACTATTTTCCCATATCCTGAAAAATATCCTTCTAAGTTAATATCATATATTGCACTAATACTTCCTTTACTTAAGGTTGCGATTTCATATATCCCAAATGCATAGTTATTGTCTAAACAATAAAAGAAATTATTAGTACTCCCAGATTTTACTGAATAAAAATTATTATTATAATAAAATAATTTACCCTCTCCAGCTGGAACTGAAGATGAAATTTGTTGATAATTGTAAGTAAAATCTGACGTATTTATTTTATATAAATAAAGCGATGAGTCTTTAAATGAATATAAAAAATTATTTAAATATAGAATATTATAATGAGAAAAAGGAAATGATTGATATGTATTTAAAGTTAATGAGAAGTTTCTTATATGTATAGAATTACTAGTAGTAGATGTTCTATCTATAAAATAGATTATATCATTTATTTCATCATATGTTATAAATAGTGAATTAGAATTGCTTGACACAATGGAAGTGTTTAATGTATCTATTAGATTACCATTATAATTAAATTTAAGAATTTTTAAACTTTTATTTGGATATAAGTATTTATAAAAACAAATTATAATATAGTTCTCTCCATAATAGTAATTATCATAAGTCCCTATACCATTCCAACCGTCATCTCTTAATGATGTTAAATCATATAGTAATTCAACAACTTCTCCCCATGGTTTTGTATAACTACCTTCTCTTCCAGTATAAATCATGCCTTCATTACTCCTGCTTGCTCAGTTACAACCTTTATACTTTCTAAAGACCATCGTCGATTCTCTTCATTAGAGAGTTCTAATCCCCAATAATTACTATTCATATTAGGTCTAGTCTTATTACTTAATCCAAACATACTCCAAGTTCCTGATACAAATATTGTTGGATCATCTACTAAGTTCTGTGCTGAATTTCCTTTCAACATCTTCCATCTAACTATACCAGAATCTCTGCTTAATTCGCAAGATATTTCCCTTACTCTACCAGAATAATACTCATCCCAATTCATCATCGGACCATATACTATTGAGCTATCGAATTCTGTCCCGTCATCTATCTCATAGTTGTCGTCGTAATTTCTTACGTATCCATCCTTACATCCAAACAGAACGCATGAGTTCCCTACATCCTGTGATGTATATTGCAGCATCGAAATAGGTTGCATCGTTGCTGGTATTGTTACAGGCCAGAACGATTCAGAAGATGGATCATACCAATACTGCTTCGCTTGTTCGGTACCTATAGGTGTTACATAAATATGTACACCTCTATAGTTTAGATCGTATCTTAAATTAATCGTGTACTTCTTTGAGTCTAAGTTCTTTAACTCTTTAGGTAAACTCTTTGTAGATACATTCTTTGGTAGCGAGCCTGATATCGAAGATAAGTAGAACATTCCCTGATATGACAGCCAGTAACATTCTCCTTCAGGAGTTGTGCAGTATGCTCTCTTATCTACGCATCCAATGTCATGCGATACACAGTCTAACTGTCCACCATATCTAGGATCTCCTCTAAGCCTCCATGCTGATGTGTCGCATAAGAATAGAAGATAGTCGTCTGAGAACTTTACTAATGCCTTAAGTCTTCCACCAAGCTGACCAGCTTCTGAAGTTGTACCAGCAATAGCTCCTTGAGAATCTAAGTCTGAATAAAGAAAATCTAATGGGTCTCCCTGCCTTGACATGTGCCAAGATGTCCCACCTGCTAATACCATTCTATCTCTATATGCGCATATGCATTCATAACCTACAGGAACTGAACCTTTACCAGACGATGCTTTCCACTTTGTAAGTGTATTAGATGCAGGATCATACAACTTAGGTGATCTTTGTATATAAAATGTTATTGCAGTTCCATCTCCAGGAGCTGACGATAATGTAAGATTGCCTGCTGCAACTGTGCTGATAGAATAAGATCCAGCTACTACCGCTCCTGTACCAGATAAGATTACAAGTTCATCATCAGCTACAACTATACCTAATGTAGTCCAGTCAGTTACTGATGAAGAATCAAATGAAGATCCAGATACTGTTCCATCTATCTGTTTAGTCTTTACGTTTCCAATGTCTGCTATATATAGTTTCTGCCCACGTTCAGCTCCAATAATCTGTCTATCGCTAGCAATAGTCAATGTAGATGATACAGCTTCTAGTTTTGAAATGTATGTGTAGTTTGTATAAAGCGATCCATTTGAGGAAGCTACAATAAACTTCCTATCATCTTGTCTATACGTACCTTGCGAATAGCTAAATCTGAATCCATCTATTACGCATACAGAATCTGCATCTGTTCCAAGCATTGAGAATCCTACTCGTGAACCTGCATAAGTGCCAGTAAGAGTATGGTCTAATATTAATACACCTCTCCAATATACTTTAGCTGAAGTTCCACTCTTTAATATAGCTAGTACTCCAGGCAACGCTGAGCCATCTGTGCCAGCTGTTACTGCTGTAGTAGTACCAATACCACTCTGAACCTCTGTTAAGCTTCCAGAGTAAGCCCCTGTAGTTCCAGAAAGTACTAGCTCTACACATACTCCTTGAGTACCTAATGCTGGAGTTGTATTATCTAAATTGAAATATATCCTGTATTTACCCCAATGCTCCATGTAGTATGGAAGTATTGAAAGCTCTACATAGTATGCTGATGCAGTATCAAATGGCGTGAATGCTGCATGTACTAGACCAGACTCTCCGTTAGAGTCAGTTAATACCCCAGTATCTGGTACTATACTTGGAGCATATGTTAGCCATGATGGAATAGACCATTCACTTGCAATAGTCTCATCTTCGAAATAATCTGCGTATAAAATCTTATCGTTTGCTTTAATGTAATCTACTTCTTCAAGCATTCTGATAGGAGTCCCAGAACCTAATTGCTCAAAGAAATATCTACCTAATCCTGGACGAGATCCTATATTCTCTCTACCTTGTAATGTATTATCCGGCCTTACATTTACGCAATTAGGCGTATAGTATGGAGGCTTCTGTTTGTGTGATGCTTTCTTATTTATTCCAGCATACGGTACTGATAGATTGAATACTTTCTTATCGCCCATTTCTTCTCCTTAAAGTGGTGTGGGTTTATTTAGGCAGAAAACCCACTAAAAGCCTTGATTATGATGCGTGAGTAATAGTTTTCCAGTCAGCAGTTAATTTAGTACCTACATTAACTGATGCTGTCGTACCATCTACATCAAAGAAGATAGCGGACGGAGCCCATCCTTCAATACCATTCCCAACAGTCGTCCCCCATCCGATAAGATATCCGGCAGGAGTTTCGAGAATGCGACCAGTAGCCGTAAGATTCACATTCTCTAATAATGATTGCATTCTATGTAACATATTTTATCCTTTAAAATATTGTTGTAACATCTACATTTCTGTATTCTTCATAAACATTGTCTGAAGAATCAGTATTCAGTCCCAAGAAGTCTGGAGCATTCTCTTGATCCTTACCTATACTTGCTATTAATCTTTCAGCAAACTTACCTTTATGTATTGACTGAACATTATCACCTCTCTCTTCCATAATAGAAAGGATTGATTCAAGGATAGTCTCGCTATGAATCATCCCACCATATGGTTCAGGATAAGAAGTTGATAGTTTATTCATCAATACCATATAAGAATAACTTAACACTAATTCGCTTGTAGGTCTAGGATATAACATTAATTCTTGTCTAGTACTTGCAGTAGCTGTAGGAGCAGATTTAGTTCTTATAGCATAATAGTACGTAGTGCTTGAATATTCATCGTATGATCTTAACTGTCTTATGGTATTCTCGGATACTTTCTTAATCTGAGGATAGCCATATCCTTTCGGATAAGTAAGTGTTCCTTCTATACTTCCAAAGTCATCTGGTAACAAGTAGTTACCGTCATGCTCTATTGTATAAGTATCAGACGAAAACGCTACTGATGGAGTAGAGCTTAGCTCAAAATGTGTATTGTCTGTTCTGGATACTATCGTGTAGTCTGTTCCATTTACGACTAATAACCCATTCGTTACAATCCAAGTCGGTAGCGTTCCACCGGATAAGGTCACCGTAGTTCCAGAGCTTGAGATCGTGCCAGTAGAATAATCTGTTACTGTAGTTAGCGTAGCAGGTAAATAAAGGAATGACCATTTATATGGAGATCCTGAGAACTGATCGTATGGAGGAAAATAAAACTGTCTTAATCCAGACTGAATAATTTCATCTACCTCATTAACTTGGTCAGTGCTCCAACTTGATATAGTTGTACCATAACCTAACAATCTTCCAACAGTTGCTTGGAAGTTAGAATATCCTAATGTTAACGTACTCTCTGCCATAAAACTCCTTAGTTAGTAAGGGGGCTATTAACCCCCTTAGTTAAGTGATTAAGCTAAACCAGTACCAGCGTTACCAATCAAACGCCATTTAGTCCCAGTCCACATAAGCAATGAGTCATCACCAGTTGCGTCAAGCTCAAGAGAGGCAAGATCAGTTGACCCATCAAGCTGTTCTCCAGAGGTAACTGTGATAAGAACGTCATTAGTTGTGAGGGCCCCTGTAAGTACGAATCTCTTCATCTGTCCAATGTATGTACCATTAGCAAGAGTGAATGTGCAGTCGCTTGCAGGAGTAGCAGCACCAGTGAAGTAAGTTACTCCACCTACTGAAAGAGTTAATGCCCCTCCAGCTGTAAGAGTCGCTGTTGCAACAATATCAATCTCTCCAGATTCAGCTCCATTCATAAGTTCAGCCTGTAAAAGACCGGCAGCTGTAAGAGTCTGCATTACTCGTGCAGTACCTTTACCCATTAATGGAGTAGGAGTTGCAGTCCATTTACCTGCATTAGCTCCAGAGCAAATAAGACCCATGAAATTAAGCTCTCCAATAGTGCAAGATGTATCGATCGTTAAGATCTCTGTAATAGATCCAACAACATCGATTTCAATATACTGTCCATTTGCATTAGCTGCATAATTTTTAGTAACAACTCCAGCGAAGGAATTGTTATTAGTGATAGCAGGAAGAGCTACATATACACCGCGCATCGTGTCGTCTAACGTAGCGCCTGTGCCTGTATAGTCTCTGTCATAGTTTACCCCCATACCTCTCGACAGGGCAGTAGTACCTGTAAACCATACCTGCTGTTTGTCGCTAGGATTCTGTCCTTGATGTCTAGCCGAATTAAAATTCATTGTAATTAATCTCCTTTAAATTATGCTTTTGCAATTACAGCGTTAGCTCTACGGTTTTTGCAGAGCAGATTATACGTCATATCAATGAACTGAGTATAAACAGTATGTTTGCCAGCTACCTGAATAGGATCGCTTTCTCTCATATAGTTATCCTTCAGAACAATAGGATAGAACGTGTCGAAGTTAATCATGTACACATCGTCAACGTTAAGTACGTCGAGCTGAGGAACAGGCAGGATTTCAATTTTGTTGAAATAGCTCGCCCCATTGTATGCATCAAGATCAGAACCTAAATTATCATTCTGTTCCCTGATAAGTTTCTTCAAACCGGAAGCAACTGTATAGGTCGTCATGATAAGTTTGTTCTTTTCTCCAGGACTTTTCATCGTAGAGTCTAAGAATTTAGGAGACTTAAAGTTTGTCTTATAAGCTGCTAATCTCATAGCTTCTAATAGATCGTCAGGAGTAATGTTTGTATAGTGTCCAGTATAGTTCTTGAACTTATCGTAAGTTGTAGGATTGATTCCAGCTACTTCAGTATGACCAGAAGGAGCCCCACCATAGAATCCGGTATTAGAAGTATCCTTAACTACATAGTATTTAAGGTTATACGGTCTAAGTTTGTCTGTTAGTAAAGGGGCATCAGTGAAGAAATCTTCCTCAATCTTATCCCAAATACCCATTTCGCACTCAGTTCTGCGAGGTTTAATCATGTTGTTAACAAGCCACTCGCCAGTGTTCCTGTCAACTTCCATTCTATCCCATACCCAGCCATTAGAGATATTCTTCCAAGGTACAAACATCTTAGTAAGTAAGTTCCCTACTTCAAGTTTATCCTCGTCATACAATCCACGGAACTGAGCTTGGTTCATGCTTTTAAGCATAAGCGTCTCTTCAACTCCCATAGATCCTTTTACTTCCACTTTCTTATCAATCAATCTTCCCATAACTACATAGTCTTGCAGAGATTGTGCCTGAAACTCAATAGAGTTTCTAGGAATCTTCCTCTCGGTTGTGACTACGAGATCTAAGATATCGGAATCATTTAAACCAGCCATAATATAATTCTCCTATAATTTAATCAGAACCTGTAATAGATCTTTTCTTCTTATCAAAATCTCTTATTGCCTGCTCTTCAGATGTTAAAGATGATTCTGACTTACGACTATTATGTTTTAAACTGATTTGATTTTGTCTTGTTTGTGCGTCGTTAATAACTTTTTTCTTCTCAGGATTAATTTTCTTTTCTTCTAATACCATCTTAGCTGCCTTCTCGACAAGCCTTGATTCTGATGGAAGTTTAAGTCCATGAGCAAGCATACCATTCTTCAGTACCTCTTTAGCATCCCAAATAGCATTGCGCATATCTAATTGAGCTTGCGTAATTTCACCCATAGTTCCTTCACCAACAAATTCAGAGTAATCTTTACCAAGTTTACTAAGAGAACTTTCGAACCTTGTATTCTCTGTAGTAATCCTTTGATCCTCGAACGTGCTTACTATACCATCTAAAGGTTTAATCTGAGACATTAACCCTTCAATGTATTTAAAAGTCTGGTCACGGAAAGAATTTAAATTCTGCAAAAGCTCAGGATCTACATCCTCAGGATTCTTAAACTTAAACTCAAATTTCTCAATCTCATTCATTACGGACTGATCACGCTTTGGAGTTGATTGATCGTCTTCAGTCTTACCTTGACCATCAGGAGACTGGTTATTACTTTTGCCAGATTCGAAGATTTTCTTCTCTTTGGCAATTAGAAATTTATGTAACTTCTCAGGATTATCTCCTAAGACTTCTGCGAACTCTCCCAATCCAAGCTCTTCTGCAAATACTCTAAGCTCATCAATAGTAGGAGTTTGTTCTTGACTAGATTCTTGCCCTTGCGTTTCACCACTTTTATCATCGGTATTGACAGCATCGCCAACTGTTTCGGTGTTAGGCTGTACATTGGTTGCCTCCGCTACTTCTTCTTTCTTTGTTTCTAAATCGTCCATATAACTCCTTTATGTTTTTATATATAACTATCTCTGTCTATCATTCCATTCAGCTTCATTAATTCTCTTCTATGCTTTGGACTTGTACATATCGCAGCCCCAGTCCTTCTATTATAATCAACTTCTACTCCTTTAGATCTAGCGAAGTCTATCATCTCCGGTATCTGCTCAATACTACATCCCATACTCTGAGACTCTAATGGCCAATTCTGTGGATAGGTTCTAAACCCATCTTTCTCTCTCTTATAATCCCTTTTATATTTAATGTTGTCAATAAAAAATGATGTGCTTCCATCATCTTCCTCTACTCTGTGTTCAATGAACTCATCGTAAGACCAGTTACACTCTATAGAATTTCCTGCTTCATCTATAAAGTTATAGAACATACTACCTCCTTTCGCTTATACATGGTTTTGATAGAAGAAGATCTTTCATCTCTATCGATATTTCTTTTTGTTCTGTTATCATCTTTGTATTATTATTTATAGCTTCTGTGTTCGCACAAAATGCGCATGTGTTCTTATCTAATACATCTAATAACCTCTTAATAAGCCACACAATAATAGATAACAATATTATACTCAACCCAGCAAAGCCTAGTTGAATAACTTTAGACCCTAGAATTGCTGCATCTAGTTCCATTTACTGCATCCCTCCTGCACCTATAAAAGAGTTTATAACTTTATTAGCTTCTTTTGCTTCTGGATTTAACGAACCTGAATCTCTTCTTACGTATTCTCTAGTAGTCTTTGCAGGCGGAGATCCATATACTTTAGATGATGGCTTGCCTTCATTATTAGGATTGTTTGCACTTATTAACATGTTCTCAAGTTCTGGTATGTTTTTAAATTTGGCAATCATTTCTATGAATTCTTGAGCGTCAACGGTTAATCCCTGTTCCTGTAACATAGGTATTAATGGCATTACTATAGTTGAGAATATTCCAGTCAATGTATTGAACTTACCTGCTGGCGTCTCTTCCTGTAATGAGTAAGGCTTGATTACGTAGTTATAATCTATATAATCGCCTTCTAACATTTCCTTTGTAATAGTAATTGGTATATCTATTGGAATTCCAGGCAATCTTTTCGTAGCCTGCATCTCTATAAATGGATCGTTGAATAAGTACCATGCTAACTTCTTGCAGATAGTAGTCGTCGCTTCTTCTACTTGAGCCTGCATGTCCTGAACCTGCGAAGATGCTGAAGACATTATAAGTTTATCCTGAGTTGCTGTGTCTGCTGTCTGCCCTATCCCACCAAGAGTATCTGAGTTTCCTGTCATCTTGTTTGCTTGCTGCTGAGCATTTAAGAAGAATGCAAACAATCCTTGATTAGCTCCACCATAACTCAGTGTTGTCATCTTCTCTGGTTGCCTACATGCTACGACTGATTGATCTTGTGCTTCCTGTATTCTCTTTGCATCGTCTTTGTTCTTAGGGTCGAATGACAGAATGTCCTTCTGATTTCTAGCTTGGCGTCCAAGTTTCCTGTATAGTTCATTCGCTAAATCGTGAATATCGTACCATAGTGCAACGGGAGGTAGTGGAAGTATGTTCCCTACTACATCATTAAACGTAAGTGGCGTATATGGCCCATCTTCAGGACCATAATAATCTGATTCATCTAAGACTCTCTTATCAGCCTCTCCATTATTCCATGCCATTGTTACTATCTTCTGCTCTTGAGGTAAGTATATAGATACAATTTCGCACATATCTTTATAACTCATCTCTTCCTTATCGGCTTTAGAATAATTTCCTTTAGAAATATTCTCAGATTTCTTTGAGTTCTTGAAGTCGTTGTCTTTCTCAGGTTTTAATACTGATGCGAAGTCTGACCCGTAGCTTTGTAATGCCCAATCGTATGGAACCTTGTTCACATCGAAGATATATTGTGCATCATCCCACGTACGTGCTGACATATCTATCCCAAAGTAGTCCATATCAACAGGTTCTGCATATGGTTGACCTAATTCATACTTTACGTTATCTATATATACGGTCTTTCCAGCACATATACCTGTCTTCATTACTCCAATCCCAAACATTGCGTTTGAAACTAATCTTCTTAGACTCTTCTTCAGCTTTATCTCTTCTACTAGTTGATTTATTGCAATCTCGTAGTCAAATGCTGACATTTTTAGCGCATCTTTAGTTGTAGAAATTAATACTTTAGGATTCGAAGATACAAGCATCCTAGTATATACGTTCTGAGCTAGTCTTATAATGTTGATAGGTACAGGTCTATCAGATCCGCCTTCAGAATAATGAGATCCTACTGACTCCTTGATGAATTTATATGTGTTCTCTCTTGGAATTTTCATTTTTGAATTAGACTTCGTTACTGCTTTAGCTAGACGGTAATAATCTATGCCCATATTACCAACCTTTCATTGTTGATTCGTTATATGCTCGCTTTTTTCTATCTTGCTCTCTCCTAGAATATACGCAGCATGAAGGAATTTCTTCAGGTTCGTCTTCTCCTCCGTTTATCGCAGGGGCTTTTGCAAATGAATTATACTCTAATACTACCATACTTGCTAGTGCGTCTGCAATAACAATATCTCCATGATTATCTCTTGCTCCTGAACTGTCCTGCTGCATTCTCTCTTTGCTATGAACTACTCCACCCATCGGATCGTAGATGAACTCTCGGCATTCGTTTACTGCTCTCGCTGAATAATTCTTTACCTCTTTCATTAGTAGCATTCGTCTATATTCTCCAAGCAAGAACTTCTTTGATTCCTTGTTAGGCCACCATCCTGGAGTCGTAGAGTCGATGTCATTAAATTCCTTCTCTTTCTTCTTCTTATACCATAAGTTACTATACCCTGAATCTACAATCGTGGATCCATACTCCATACCTGGTCCTGGTGCTTCCCAGCATAGAAGTGGTTCATTTGCACTATTAAACCAATTCGCTATTGCCAGCGTCATGAATGCAAATTCATACGGCTTCAGCTTTGAAGATATATATTCGCATACCTTCTCACCTGTTTTGATGTCGTATCCGCACAGAGTGGAGTTCGATGCTCCAGTCCCTGCTGAAATATCTGCCCCAAATGCCAAGTGCATATCCTTAATTGGATATCCTTCAGCTGTTGTTAAGCACCATATTTTCAGCATTCCATTGTGGCTGTCAATTAAATTCATCGACCTTCTAGTATAGTTATCAACTGAGAAGAATAGATCTCCTTGCCTCACGGCAGGGCAGCAGACTTGCTTTAGATGTGTTTGGATAATGCTGTCATCGAAGAATACGCCAGTCGAACCATGCGCGTCCATGTCCAACTGTTCCTTTATCTCACTCTCAGTTCTACGCATACACTCTTTATCATACCACGGTGAATGGAATCCATGGTAGAATCCGTACGCTAGTACAGGCACGTAGTCTTGATTCTTTGCCCTCCACTCCGTATCTATCCACTCTACTGTCCTGTCTGGATATACTCTATACAGTCCTTTATTCTTGTCTGGATGTGATATCCATGGGAACCGTATCTTCTTTATATCCGGCCATTGCGATACTACATAGAATGCATTACCACTTCCCTCATACGTGCTGTTGAATATTCTGCACCTCGTTGCGTCTGCGGTTGCGGATAGCATCTGCATACCATTCTCGCAAGCAGCGAACTCGTCTAATAAAATAAACGTGAATCGTCCACCTCTACCCGCTCGCTGAGTCGTACTTTCCCCTTCGACTGTACTTCCCGTTTGGACGTTCTCTAAATGTAGTTTAGTTCTATTCATCTGTGGTCTCAACCACTTAGGATCGTGATTAATCATATAATCAAGCTTCCAGAATAGAGACTTCGGATCACCTTTCTTATCTACATAGTCTTCATTCCTTGACAACATCAATACTGTTATTAACTCGTGGAAGTGCCACCACCACTTAATCGCATTTATATATATCCATGATGCCCCCATGTCACGACTCTTATCTGTGAATAAGTCGTGGCCTTCAATGATTCCTTTATTCGTTTCTAGCAGCGCATCGTCCTGAAAGTCGTATGTTATAAATGGTAATTCCCTATTCTGCATATCTACAGCTCTTGGCTCATAGACCCATCCAAACGTGTTTGTATAGAATAGAATATCCTCAGCGCACATTGCTCTTATCTCATTGCGGGCACGCTTGTCGTTCTGGCAAATTTGTATAATCTCACGTCGCCATTTCAGGTTTCTAATCTTGTCCTTTGGAACCATCGAGTAATGCTTGCAAGCGGTTAAGTCAGGCTTCTTAGGAATTAATAGTTCTGTCTTAATTAGATCCATTAATGTTCTCCCTCAAGGCGTGCTCCAGTTTGTTCTTAATATAACTCAAGTCAGCGTCGCTGGTGTCACCATCACGCTTCATCATCTCGTCGATCTCGTCTCTTGAAGGCATTCGTCTTTGAATATACATCTTGTAGAAGTCCTTCATCATATCTTCATTGTTCTGCAACTTCTTTAGGTAGTAGTAGCTTCCAGGATTCGGTGATTCACTCTCCTTTATTAACTCATTCCCTAAACATGCAAATACCCAATCCATCTCCTCTACTACGTTGAACTTCTTGTTTGAATTGTTTTGATGATTCTGCTCCTCTGTCTGCTTTTGAGACGAGCGAAGCATTTCATCGAAGCTGTTGTACAGGCCTAGTGCTTGCTTCTTCAGCTCTTTGAAAACTGTGGGGATATTGCTTAGAGATCTTGTCTTTATGCGGAGTAGCTTGTAGGAATTCAACCCTGCATCTAACTGTTTCATTAGCTCATTCGCTTGGTTCTTCCATTGAATACACAAGTCCTCTTTGAACTCAAGGCAGGTTGTAGAAACGTATAGCTTTAATCCTTCAATCTCGGACTTCTTTTCCTCTAAGAACTTCTCAGAGTCACGGTATGTAAGAATTGACGATGCGTCCATATACTTGTATAGTACTCCTATTTTGGGGTAAGTGTATAAGGAATGTGTGGAGTGGTCAAGTAAAATAATATTTATACATTTTAGGAAGTCGATGATATTTTATACGGTTTTAGGTCGAAAATGGCTTATCCCGAAAAATTTTTCGTGTCAAAATTTTTTAGCCCACAGTTGTCGTTGCTATTACGTGCTTTATGATTTTAGCCTAAAAACCAAAAAAATTTCTAGCCTACTCACACTCATTTCAGCGCAGATGGTTATGACTTTCTATCCCGAAAATTTAGCAAAAATGCAACTAATACCCTATAGGCAAAAAATAAAAAAATATATTTTCTAAAAAAATCTCTTAAATTAGGAAATTACCTTATTTTTCGGGATAAAAGCATATAAGTCGTTGCAGCGCAATGAGTGTGAGTAGGCTCAAAATTGGCTCAAAAATTCAGAGAAGGAGGTGGCCTTGATTAAAATAAGTCGTAAATGGTTAGAACTAATAGATTTGCAAGGAATCCATTAAAAGTACTTTTATCCCAAAAACAGCCTGAAAATTAAAAAGGCATGTTTGGTGTTTTTGATACAAAAAAACCACAAAGTGTGCACGCTTGCTATGTATAGATATAAGAATTAAACGCAAGGCGGGGCCGGTTAAGACCTCAAAAACGTCAAGGAATCTATTAATCTTTCATTCTAACCATCTTAAATTCAATGACTTCCATCAATCAATGATATGCAGGATGCATATAATTGTTGAAGAATTGATTAGCGGAATAGCAGAATCAATGATTTACTGAATCAATGAAGAGTGTAAGAGGAATATTTATAAAATTTTCCCTTCACGAAGTGGGACATTTTGTCTCACTTTTTAGAGCATGTAATATTTTGTTACACTTTTAAAATGTTACATTTTTGTAACATTTTACATATATAAGGAACAGGTACACTATTTATAAAAACCGTTATGATTAAAAATTTTCCTAATTTATAAAATTTTAAAAATTTTCCCTTTTTTCCCTTGACGGAACGGGTTATTTTATGCTATTCTTAAAAAGTCTTAAAAATCAAAAACTAAATGTCCTAAAAACAAAAACAGAAAGAGGTAAAAAATGGAAAACACAAGTACAGCCGTAACAGTTATCAGCGAATCTGAGATTTACACAGTAAAAGACTTAAACGCCTATCTCAAAACCTATACCGTAAAAAGCGACGGGACAACGCCAACAAAAAAGGACAAAGAGGCAAAACGTAAAGAGCTTTTCTTGGCTATGTCAAACAATTCACTTGGTAAGCTTAAAGGCCATATTGCGCTTGTTGAGTCTGGAGTGGAAAGACTTTCTTGTAAGGAAGTCGAGACTAAGTCGGGGATAAAGAAATTTATTCCAACATTCACCCTTCCAAAAGACGTCGAAAAAGTATCTTATACACGCATCTCTGTAAAAGAGCTTGCGGATTTAAGAGCCAAGGCTCAAGCTTAACAGTGATAGCACGCTGTGAAGCGTGTAAACTGTCATTCCAGATTCTAAAGGTCTGGAAGCTTTGAATAATAGACTTCCTTAATGTACCTAGGATAAAAAAGCTCTATTATTCCTGTAAGTGAGATTCGAACCTCACAAGCTTAAATCCTTATGATAGTAAGGTATAGTGCGCTAATCTAAGCAATCTATCAATGCTCTTTCAAATCCGTATCAGCTTTAATCAAATGCTAGAAGCTTGGCATTAAGGCAAAAAGTTAGGTGATTATTTTAAATGGAATAATTGCCGGGAAAAATTGTCTTATTCTCAGCTAGAAGCTTCCATTATGCAATGATTAAATGACTTTGATCTTCAAACCTTAAATGACATATCAAAATCATATTAAAGGTAAGCTTGAGAAGTAGTATTCTCTATACAGCCTAACAAGTTGTATTCAATCGGCTTGAAAGAAAGATTGATATGACTACGTTAAAGCGTAGCTAGGTAGCCTGCATATACTATAAAGCAGGATTAATACTGATAAATGATGACAGAATATCAGATATAAACAAAGCTATCACATCATTAAGTGCGATTCTTAATGGCATCATGTTTGACAGACTAATCAGATTAAGTAAAAGCAATGAAAGAAAAGAGAAGGATAAAACCTTTTTAATTGCCAGCTTTTAACCTGGCAATTTCACGTTAAAGGGAGTGTGTAAAAAGCACTCCCTTTCTTTATTTATAGCAGTTCGAATCTGCAAACGTTATTAACGTTAAAGGAAATAAACAAAGTAAATAAAACAAAGGAGATTAATATGAAAATTTACGTATCTAATTCATTCTCTCTGTCAATGTTAACAGAGAGCCAAAATATAAAGATATCCCTAGTTGGGGATATTAGATATAAGGAATTCTTCAAGAGAGTTGTTGCATCTGGCAATTACTCTCTAGGATTAGATTTAAGCCAGGCAATTAACTCCATCGGGCATCCCGATACAGATGCAATTATCAGGGGAGCTATCCCTGAATTGCCAAAAGGTGAGAGAATCACAATCTCTCCTGATTTTAAGTCTGGAGATATACTGCTAGTTATGCAGTATAAAGGATCGAGGTTACCAGAAGGGGCTACAACGCTCCCTGAAGGTAGCGAATTCGAGATATGGGAAGTATCAAAAAAGGTGGATAGAATTTATGGCATTATAGATGCCATAAATACTTTAAAAAATGTAAAGAAAGAAACAAAAACATGGGAAGAATCACATGAAATAGATAGTTCTTTTGAGCTATACTATGGAAAAAGATGGAAAAAACCATCTGTTGGACATTTCCAAGATAACGATCATGGAGGGTTGTCAGATGATTAAATCGTTCGTGAGTGGACAGGGCGTAAGCCCTGTTTAAACGACATTTCCTGTCACAAGTCAGGATAATGAAATAAACAAAGTAAATAAAACAAACGGAGATTAATATGATAGAACTATTCTTCATAGCTGTAATCTACTTAATCATTCAAGTAATAATGGAAGGATATTAACATGAACTCACGATACTACCACTTAAGAAATCAATTAGATAATGGAGTCTTAGAAGTAGAATCACTCTTAACAGGGGTGATTTTCTTTATGTTTGAAACAGGTGAATTGATAGGAATGAAGTTATGAACTTTATTGGAACATTAAATGAATTAATATTTCTTATATTAATATATGTTTTTGAAATTGAATTGTTTTTGATAATTGGATTTTTGTCAAATCCATATATTAATGAATATGTTTGTAAGTTATACTTCATGTATTAACAAATTAAGAGATATTGGGGATAAATATATGACTCTCTCCGATAAGATTCTACTCTCTCTAAGCAGAAGAGAAGTATCATCATTCAAACAGATAAAAAAGGATTGCGATTGTAGCAATCTATCAAAAGAGATTTCATTAATAGAAGAGCTAGATAAGCTATTTTCTAAATGTTTAATTGAAATAAGAGATGAAATAATAATAGTAAAGGAGGTAAAATGACAGAAGAGAAAATATTCGATGGATCTGGAGATGGATATGGATATGGAGATGGATCTGGAGATGGATATGGATATGGATCTGGATATGGATATGGATATGGATCTGGATCTGGAGATGGATATGGATCTGGATCTGGAGATGGATATGGATCTGGATCTGGAGATGGATATGGATCTGGATCTGGAGATGGATCTGGAG